CCTTGGCCCGCAGCATGCCGGGTGACCAGCCACGATCGGTATAGAAGGCGATGTAATCCGCGATCGGCCAGAACGCATAGCCGGCGAGAATGCCGCGCTCGCGCTCCTCCGGTTTTAAGTCATCGAGCATCTGCGGGTACAGCAGATGACTGGCGAACGGGATTTCGCCCCGCTTAAAAGCATCGATGCAGGCGGCGATGGCATAGCGCCGATTGGTTTCTTCCCCGACTTCGGTATCGCTCGCGAACGGGCTCTCAATAATAACGATGGTCATTGCGCTGTGCTGCCTTCTTGATGGCGGAGAATTGCTTCTCGGTGAGGAAGCCATTTTTCTCCCACCACTCATGCACGCTGTCAACGAAGCGCCGAAAGCCCGAGCCACTGGTGTTGCGGAAGGCAGCTTCGAACAACGGATCGATGACGCTGGCATCGGTATAGTGGACGTCAGTGAAGCGAGCATCGTCGAAATTGGTGCTGCGGTTCGACGGCGGGCTGCTGGAAGCGATCGGCTTGCTGCGCTCGATCGCGTTGATGAATTCTTCCCAGTTGACATTGGCTTCGGCCAGCAGGGCATTGGCCTTGCGCAAAGCGGTTAGCGCTTCGTTGTCGTTCTGACTGGTGGTCAGCATCATCAGCTTGACGAATTTTGAGTTCACCGATGCAGTCCCGTTCCTTTGCAAATGTGACATAACACAATGCGTGCGCCGTCCGCGTCGGGCTGCCACGCGCCTTCCAAAAGCTTGCCTGCGCCCTGACAGCCAAAACAGATACGCATTTGCAATTCCATAGCGAGCGCGCGACGGTCGAAGCGTCGCATTTCGGCTGCTTTCGCTCGCTGCAACCGATCTTCTGGTGACTCGGGTGATCTCATGACACTTGCACTGCCGTGAAGGCACCAGTACGCGGATCGAAGTCGTTGATCTGCATTTGCCATTCCTTGGGATCGCAACTCGCGATCTGGCGGGTGTAGGCACTGGGGTCTTTGGCACGGCTAATCACAACGCGCACGGTGCGGTCGCAATGCTCATAAGCGTGGTAGACGTTTTTAACAAATTCGACGAACCACGCATTGCGCTGCGCTTCCAATACTGGTGGAAACGTATAGATCATTTTCCCGTCCGGCCCATTGATGAAATGGTCCTGCCAAAAGGTCAGGGCCACGATGGTGCCATCCTCGCTACGCGCGGACCAGCTAGCACGCACGTTGCGCAATTTGGTGCGGTGCTTGGCAAAGGCTTCAGTGCGTTTCATACATCACTCCTCCGTGCCGCTCGGCGCTCGATGATTTCGTCAACGGCGTCCTGGGCCTCCTGCAACGTGTTGAAACCAACGAGGACGCGATAGCCGCTGAGATGCATTTCGCTCATCACATAGCAGGCTTTTCCGATAGCGTTCTCTTCCACTGCTTTCGCTGCGGCCACACGGGGGAAATGCAGCCGGCTCTCTGGACTATCTCTTAGAACTTTGTCGATTTCCGGCAGCAGTTTTTGGGCATCGGCGCGCAGCGGTTCCGCGCTGATCACCCACCTGCGCCAGAAAAAGGAATTGAAATAGCTGTCGTCGCGCTCCCACGCCATGTTGTTGAGAATGGCACGGGCGCGCTCCAGCATCGATCGCACCACCTTAATATCTGCGCTCACGGTGTCATGCCCCAGAGCTTGAGCGCTCGTTCACGCTTCGGCTTGTTCTTCGCGTCACGGATGGCGGACTCCGTGTGATAACGCTGGTTGACCCATTCGCCGTTGAAGCGCGCGTCGCAGCCGTCATCAGCATAGACGATGAGCTTGGCGGCCTCGCGCAGGGCGTGCAGCTTGAGGCTCGGTGCGAGCGCCTGCGCATAGGCTTGCGGATTGCGCACCACGTCACAGACATATTCGCCATTGCCGTCGGGCAGCAGCGCTGGGCATGGTCCCGGCGTAGCCTCGCGCCGGAACACGTGCTGGCCCAGCGGACATAGCGTCGCCATGCAACAGGCTCCGCAGCGATTGCAGGGCGAGCCGTGTCGCGGCTTGCGCGCCATGACTTCGCGCGGCAGCAGTCCCCTTGGTTTCTCGTTCATGTGCAGCCTACCTTGTCGTTGCTAGCGTTGATGACCTTGACCGGATGTGACTAACGCAGGACCGGAGGGCCCGGAGGTCACCTTTCTGATAAACTCGACGCGCTAGCTCCCCGAGTGGAGAACACCTCCCGTCCTAGCCCTGTTTGTTTCTGTTTGCTATTTTACTTTGGCCTTAACGATTTTGCTAGCTCGATGACGGTGCGGCGCAGAGCGGGAGTCTGCAACTGCATCATCGCTTCGTTGATTTCCATGCCATCCTTGGTCGCCATGAACGCGGTGATGGGGGAAGGTTTCATGTCTTTCGGGCCGAGATCGCCCAGGAAATAATTGATGTTGGTTTCCAGGATGGCGGCGATCGTGACCAAGCGGCCGGACGAGATGCGGTTAGCGCCCTTCTCGTATTTTTGCACTTGCTGAAACGTCAAGCCGAGTTGTTTAGCCAACGTCTCTTGTGACATGTGCTGCTCCAGCCGACGCGCTCGTACCCGCTGCGCGATCACCAGATCATTCGGCGTGGTGCCCTTATGCTGCTTGTTCGTTTTAGTCACGACTTTGCTCCTTTGGCTCATCAGAACAGCTTGCCCAGTTTGCGACAGATGGCGATAGTGGCAACGGCCACGCCGTGGCTTCGACCGTATAGCGGGGAGTTTTGATCGCGATCGGTGGCTGCCTCTCGTTCGCGATCATCATCTCCTGCACGGGCGACCAGCGATCCTCAAACGTCAGATTGACTGGCGCACGCACAAATACGGGATGCAATAACATGCCGCATAGAAAGCCGGCCGTTGACAGTGACAGCAACGTCAGAGCATGCAGCAACGTCCGCAATTGGGTAGTCACGACTTTGCTCCCTTGGCTTTCGATTTGGCGTTGCCGCGTTTCTTGTTGGCTTCTTGCTTCAGCAGCCAATCAGCGGCGATCTTGCGCTCGGCCTCGATGTCAATCTTGCGCTTCAACCGCCATTCTTCTTCGTAGCCGAACGCGGTCATGATCCCGGCGACCGTGCGGTGCTGTGGATTGCGCGTGCCGCCGTGAAACAGACCATGCAGACAGCCACGCGAAAGGCCAGATATGTCAGCAGCGATTTGCAGCCGCCGTTTTTCGACGCCGACGCCAGCGTTCTGCAATGCCGTCCGCATTCTATCGATGATCGGATTCTTGTTGATGTAGCGATAGGTGCGTAGCACCCTGAGTTCAGCCATGGGTCACCGCCTCTGCCTTGTTGGTCAACTCGTATTGGTCGGCGGCGTTCTTCTTGACCAGCTTGTCGCGCCGAGCGCGGTGCAACACGCCCTCCGCCGACCGTTTCAACACGCCATTGTTGGTAAGCTGCGTGAGCAGCGCCGTGCGCGTTAGTGGATTGGCTTGCAAAATGTCGAACAGAATGGTTCTGCCGTTGCCCGGTGCCATGCGACCAGATTTTGTTTTCTTGGCGGGCTTGGGCTTCTCACCCTTGAGTCCCGCCTTCGCCTTCTCGGTGAGTTGATAGACGTTCTTTTCACCGGTTGACTTGATCAGCTTCTTGACGCGCAAATTATGCATTGCGCCGTAAGTGGTTTTGTTACTGCCGATCATGGCGATGGTTTCGGCAACGCTCTTTGGCCCGTCCATCAGGAAGGCCAGAACCTTGGTCTGTGAATTGGTTTTGCGCCGATCGTTAGGCTCCGTCTGCTGCTGCTGCTGCGACTTTGCCGGCTTGCCGCCGCCGATCCCGAGATCGAGATCGATCTTGGCGATGCCGGCCATGTCGTTGAGCTTGCGGATCACCGTGCCGAGCGCAACCTCCTCGACCTCCAGCCGAATGGGAAATGTTTTGGGCATATCGCGTCCTCTTCAATTCAGGATGGTACTTGATAGGGATAAACAAATAAATCAGCAAGCTGTTTTTTCAGCCCCAAAAAGAGTTGCGCCATGACACGTGTAACTTGAGGGTTAATTTGCTCATGGTGATATCCTCCGCAAAAATTCGACAACGGAGAGATCGCCCTTCTTGCTGTTGCACTCACAGCAAACCACGGTCACCTGCTCGGATGTCCCGCCGCGTGATTTAGGGATGACATGATCGAGCGTTGGATGCGTCGAGCTACCAACTCGCATAATGCGCTTGCAATAGGAACACGCCGCGCCATCGTAGAACGAGCAGATATACCGCTTGCCGAGATATTTCGGAACGTGCCAGTTGTTCATGGCAGCTTGAACTCTGAACGGAATTTCCACATCGCCGAGCACCGTCTGCAATTTTTTCTTAGTCAACTTTTCCATGCGTCACCTTGTAGTCGTGCGTTACGTAGCCGAGCGACGCATCGCCCCGCTCGTGTTGATGGATGAACATTTGCTGGCCACGACAAGTCTCGCAGCGGATCAGATCGGCGTTGTCGTCGACGCATTCCCAGAGGTGCGGATTACACCGCTTGCTCGGCACGTTGCGCCAATCATCGCGCCAATGCGATCGAACGCTATGACGCTTGCGGTGCGCGATGGCGATCACCTTGCGCGCCAGCACGCGGGTGTCGACCTTGGCGGGAATGTTGAGCGTGATCGTGGTGTGATCGAGAAATTTCCGAATCCGACCGCGCCCCAAAAATCCCTTGCTCTGGCGCACCTGACCGTAGGTCAGCGGCAGGTTGTCGATAGTCGCCAGCAGCGCCCAGACCCGGCGCAGGCTGCCGGTCCATTCCTGCAGCAGGTATCGATACTCGGTTTCCTGGCTTTTAACCGGATCAACAATGAGCGGAGACCGCACGCAGTTGACGTTCTCTCGTTCATAGTTGCGCAAGCCAGCGAGCCAGACGGAGGCCGGCATGCCTCCGGGCTCAACCCGAAAGACTGTCTGCCAGGGCAGTGGGTTTTCGTCGCAACACCACGCGAACGCGAACGGGAACGTCCACAGGTCATAGCCATCCTCTTGCGTAACGGCATGCTGCGTAAACAGATGCATGATGCAAGCGGTTTCGATTTTTGGGTGTTGCTGGATCAGCCAGCCTTCACGCGTCGGCTGCTCTTCGGGATTATTTTCTGCGCCGCGAAGCCCGGAGGAGCGCACGTGGTAGGGGCGCAGCGGATACTCGATCCAGATCGTTTCATGCGGCAGGCGGGATTGTACGCGCAGGCTGTCGGCGATCTTCACCAAGATCGGGCCCGGCTTCAGGAACGGGACATTGGCAAGCTCGGCCATAAAAGCAGCGGTGCGATCGTCGCCAATGATGAAGCGCCGCGCCCGTTCGATGACGTGGCGCATGTCCGCGTTGTTCCTCCAACCGGCATTTGTCCGGTTGCTGAACGAGGCGCGGTAGACCGCATCGATCATGGTGGGCGCGGGTTTCATTGATCATAGATAGTGACCAACAAATAAACTGGCAAGCTGTTTCCCGCCGGCTCTCCATTTTTTGGCGTTACCATTGCCCTTCAATGTGTGGATAGGCAGGCCACTTGCATTCGCCGGTCGGTGAGTTCGCCCAGAGATACGAGAACCATATGATCAGATTGAAAACCGGTCGCATCGGGCTATTCTGATCGGCGCGGGTCAAGTATTCCCTGAAATAGCGCGTGCTGTTTCTGATCCGAATCCCATGCGATGCAGGGTCGTTGTCTCTCGTCATCAAGACATTCCAGTTCAGATAATCGCGGAATGCCCAGATCGCGGCTCGCACTTGATCATAGTCGTAGTTGCCTTGACGATTGTCCAAGCGCGGCCACACCGTCGTGCCAAACACTTTCAGTTCTTGCTGATTGGGCCCGAGCGCGGCAACGGCCGCCGTCACGACCTGTTGCCGTTTTTCGGCTTGCCGATTGGCACGCTGCGCGTTCTCATACGCGGCAATTATCTGCGGCGTGCGTTCTGGATCAGCCAGCAATTGATCCTTGCAGGCAATCATGGCAGGGAGCAGCATTTTTTCGATAATGCCACGCGCCTTCGGGTCATCGAGGCTGAACTGCTTAGACCAACCTACGGGCGCTTGCGGAAACAGCATTCGTATTGTTGCCGACTTGGGGGCAGAATCGTTCGTTGTCAAAAGACCGGTATCCGCCGCCTTCAGCAGCAGTTGCCATTGCTGGCGAGCCATGCGGCTATTGGCTATCGCAGACAAACGCTTGCGCCCACCGTCGTTCTTGAACAGCGCGGCGATCTCTGCTCCGCGTGGCATTTTGAGATAAGCCGCAGGGCGACCGACACTGCTCGGCTTGGGAGCAAATGTCGCGGCGGCCTTGGGAGCCTTCGGTGCCGCCGCAACCGGTTCGACCTGTTCCGGCAATTGGGCCTCGACATTGGTCGCATTGTTTTGCGCGGCCTCTTCGTTTTTGAACGTCATAGCGTTGTTTTCCGGGGGTTGTTGGGTTGATTCGGCACCGGGGGTACCTTTACCAGCGCTGGTAAAGGTCAGCAGTCGCGGTTTGACTTCATCTTCCCAGATCAATCGCACCGACTGGCTAGTCGTTTCCGACAGCACTTTGCGGGCGACTTCGATGTGCTCGCCAATATTGATCAGCGCAGCACGATCCTGATGTCCAAAGTCATCGCATCCGTTTTCGACCAGCCAGATGCCAAAGGCGCGATCGTCGCCGCCACAATAGTCGCGTGCAGCTTTCAGCGCGACAGCAACATCCAGTGTCGCGGCAACCCATTGACCTCTGCTAACTTGCAGCACATCGTCGGCGTTCCGCCACGCATCGAGCGCACGGCGAAGACTGGATTTCATAATGGGGACCACTTGGGACACTGGTGTTTCCTTTTTTGCAATGGGACCGGGGCGTTACGCCCCGATCCTTTCGATTGGTGAATTACTCGGCGGCTTCCTGTTGGGGAGCTTCCTCGCCCGGGTAGTCGACCTTCGGTAGCTCCTTCTTGATCGCAGCCAGGAGCGTGGCCTTTCCGGTTGCCCGCACGCCCTGCGCCGACAAGCGCATCGCCTGCACGACCAGACCGCACTCCTTCACGGTCGACAGCTTGTCCTTGCCATCGAGTCGTGAGTGCGCTTTCTCGATGATCTGACCAGCGAGAAAGAACGGTTCCTTGTCACCCGACGAGCTTTGTCCGGTTTGGAATAGCGCGATCTTCTCGCGTACCCGGATTTCCGGCCAACTGTGAGTGAGCATGAGATACGCCACCGTCGAAGCGATGGGCGTCTTCAACACTGGGTTCACCAGATTCTCTTCGCTCTGTTCAGCGATTTGAATGGCAACGTCCAGCACGCCGTTGTTGCCCTGGATGGCATTGGCGATTTCGAGTTCGGACTTGAGCGCTGCGGATTCCAAACCGCCGCGCACTAAATACGAAGCCGAATTCTTGATGACGGTCTGCTTCAGCTTGGCCTTTTCCATGCCGTCCATCTTGAGAGCGCTGGCGGCATCGCGTTTGCGGCCGACATCAACCGTGGTGATGGAATTGCGATCCATCCCAAAGATGATGACAGTCGTCCAAGTGAAACCGGACAGCGCACAGGCCGCGAGACGGTGTTGCGAGTCCGCAAGGTTGCCGTCCTTGTAGAAGCCCGGTAGCTCGTTGTTCTTGAGCCATAAGCCGTTACGTTGACGACGCGCTAGCTCCAGTGCCCATGCAGGGTCAAAATCCCGATTATGGGGATTGTGCTCGATGAACAGCAGCGCCGCCACACTGGGTGTGATGTGAAAGAGCTTGGAGCCGTATTCGCCGGATTTGGCGGCCGTGAGGATGTCCTCGACGGTCTTCCGATCGGCATCTGGTGCCTTCGCCGCCACTGCGACAATCGCCTGTCGGACTTCATCAGTCCGCTTCATGCGAATCTCAGTAGCCGGATGTGGCTTTTCTGTTGTTTGCAATTTAACACTCCTATAAGCCCGGAAAGGCGTCCGGGTGCGCTGTTTGCCATCGGTCGCATGCTGCGACTGGCCACATCTAATGTAGTGACCAACAAATAAACTGGCAAGCTGTTTCCCCGCTGGCTGCGGACCCGAAAAGAGTTGCGCCATGACGTGCGCAACATGCAGAGCAAATCTCTGGTTGGCCTAGCGGCGAATCGGTTTTATATAACGCTGACGCGAGCCCCGGGGTTTGACTTCGTTTCCCCGCTGTTCGCGATCGGGCAACCGGTTTTGCTAGGCCGGTCGCCAAACGAAAAAAGCCCCGGCCACCCCTCTTCCGATCGGGGGTGAACCGGGGCTTTTGATTTAGTTGATTTAGTTGTTTTTTACTGATTTCACGCGGTAAGTGAATCGTGGATTGACCTCCGCGCATTGCGCCGCGTACCAATGCGCCGCCTGCTCAACATCGAACGCGGCGATCGTCTCATAGAATGCAAACGTCGATTTGCATTCCACGACATACGGTAGGTTAGTCATTCGGTTTCTCCGTTTAATCGTTCGTGGGTGTTGATCGAACCACGCTCAGGTCGATCGCGGATTGGATCGCTGTCTGGCCGGGTTCGTCTTCGTCTTCATTGGGCCAGACGAAAGTGTCTTTCTCGTCGGACCATTCCATGCCGATCGGCACCAGCCAGCAATCGCCGTCCTGATGCACGGTGAACTTGTTGCCGGCGTCGTCGGTGATGACGGCGTTGGCTTCCACCTCGCACCAGACATCCCAATAGTCGGCATGATCAGGGCCGGCATCGAGCACCGCCCATTCTTCGGCGCTGACGCCGCTGACGTGCTTGTCGCGATCGCCGAATGACTTGGCGAAGTCGCGCGGGATATAAATCCCGCGCGCATCCGACAGCCAGAGCAGCATTTCAGGTTTTCCAGTTGTCACGATTTCACCTCCTCAGTTAAGTCGACCATTGTTGAACACAGCACTCGAACGGGATCATCGCAGCGCCCGATCGACACTTTCGGACCAAAGCCGATTCTGTTCCTGACAGTAGCGAGTCATGGCGTACTCTTGCCGACCGCATTCCGCCGGGGGCTTGTAGATGCCAAATTCGTTGTATTGCGATGTTGTCGGCGACATCTGCGCGCTCGTCACGGCGTTGTTGCCAGCGTTGGGATCAGGCAGGCGTGCCACGACGACAAGGGCGACGGCTCCAATCGCGAGCCAGATGTAAAGAAACGACGAGGCTTTGACGTGCGCCTTGAAGTCGCGGCTTTGCTTTTTAGCAGTATTGAGAATGGTGGACATTTTGCATTTGCTCCGTTTTAGTTTGATAACGCCGTTGCTACGGCGTGCAGTGGTGCGAGATCGCAGCACTATGAGGCGGCGGGATTCACCGCCGCCCTTAGTGACGCTCAGTCGGCAAAGCGCAGCGCATTAAGCGCCGCGTGGATTGCTTCGGGGATATAGCCGCCCTTGGCAATCCAACTGTTCAGATTCTGCAAAGCTTCGTCAGCGCCAGCGTAATCTCTTGCGGCGATGCTCTCCAGCAGATCAATCAAGGTAACTCTCGGGTCCATTTGTTTGCGCTCCATGTGCAATTGATTTTCAGGGGATGCAGACGCGAAAGCGACCGTCGCGATTTTCGATACTACCCGGTGAGCAGTAACCGAAGTCGTAACCGAGTTGCTGCCGGTGGGCGGCGTTGTGCCGCGCCGCATCGGCACAAGCTTCAGCTTCCGTTCGCGTTGAATAGGTGCGCCATCCAACCTTGTTCCCGCTCTCCATCTCGTTAGTCGCCGGGTATTCGCGATAGACAAACTCTTTTGGCTTGCGAGCCATTGGCTTTTCCTTTCTCTCTGTTAAAAAAACGAGGCGGCATGATTGCCGCCTCGCTGTCGTTGTTACTCCGGCCGCACTTCGATGCCGGCCGCACCCCAAGGCGTGTTGGCGAGGTAGCGTTTCACGCTTTGCGGATAGCCGACGACCGCCCAGAGCACCGGGCAGAGCGGCTCGGGGCCAAGCTCGGCCTCCGGTTCGATTTCGAGATCGGTGAACGCCACGATCAGTGAAGCGTCGTCGATCTCGTTGGCGATGTAGTCGAACAGCGGCTTCATCACCGTGCCGCCACCGCCACGCGGATCGAATTCGATCTCGTCGCCGTTGCGGTAGTGATCGACGCGCGTCACCCGCACGTCGCCGTACAAGATGACCGCTTCGTCGATGATGCCTTCATCAAGCGCCGCCTGCGTCTCGATCTTGATCGCTTCCAACGCGCCCGGGTAGTAAGTCACCGAGCCCGAAGTATCGATCATGAACACGACTTTGTTGACGCCGTCCCGCTGCCGGCCGGGGAGATAAAGCCCCGAGCCGATCAGCCGCCGGTTCGGACGCGACCACGTTTCAGAAGAGGTCGCGCCGCCGTCGAAGTACATCCGCAGGGTCTCGCGCCAGTCTTGCGGCGGATGATCAGCGTGATCCAACTCACGGGCAACGTGCCCGGGAGCTTGACCGCGCTTGCTGGCCAACATGGCGGCCTGCCGCAACACGGTTTCCCATCTGGCGTCCTGCGTCGACAGGTCGCCGGCATCGGCAGCGGCATCGAGCACTTCGCCGCAACCGCCCGGGTCGCCCGTGGAACCTTTGGGTTCCGGTTCCCCGTCACCCGCGCCGTTCCCCAAGCTTTCGCCGGGTTTAGAAGCCTCGCCAGCCCCGCCAGGACCGTCGCCGGCTGCGTCGCCGCCGTCGGCCGGTGTATCCCCCGCCCCAGCGTCAGCGCCTGCTCCAGCGCCTTCCTGGCCGGGTTCCTCACCGGGTTCCTCGCCGGGTTCCTCGCCGGGTTCGTCGTCCTGATCGGGCTCTTGCTCGTCCTGGTCGGGCTCTTGCTCGTCCTGGTCGGGCTCTTGCTCGTCCTGATCGGGCTCTTGCTCGTCCTGCTCGGCCTCTTGCTCGGCCTTCTGTTTCTCTTGCTCCTCTTTTTTCTTTTGCTGTTCGAGCGCGCGGTCAATCTCGCGCGACCGATAGATGTCTTCCGCCGACATGCCTTTGTATTGCCGATCGAGGAACACGTCCTTCGGCAGCGTGAAACCTTCATCAACAAGGTCGGCATTGATGGCGAGGTCGCAGCAGATATTCCATTCCTGCGCATCGCGATTGCCGCGCCGCGTGTGATGGCGGCGAGCGTCGTGCTCGCTTTCGTGCGCTTGCACGCCGAGCAATTCGTCTTGCGACAACGTGGCCACGAAGTCCGGGTTCACGAAGTGGCGCACGCCGTCGGTCGCCATGGTCGGCACCTTGTGCGATATGATCGGCTGCACTTGGCCGACCAGCACGCCATAGAACGTGCGGGTCAGGATCAACTCGGCGCGGGCTTTCAGCACGCGGTCGAGGGCGTTGCTGTTGAGCATCGTCATGGGGTGGTCTCCGTTTTTGATGGTCGCCGTTGCTAGACGGCGGTGTTGCGATCGCAGCACTATGAGGCGGCGGGATCACCCGCCGCCCTTAGTGACGCTTTAGCCGAGCAGAGATTCGACATCTTTCAAGATGCTGTCAGCGGAAGCTTTCACCGATTCACGAACGGTGGAGTTTTTCCGCAGCGTGGCTGGCTCTTCGGCGCAGAGTTCGCTCTGGATGCGCTTGGCCAATTGATCCAAGGCCGGATCGTTGGTCAGGTTGAACGCCGGCAGCAAGTCCGCCAACTCACGCACGTTGCCGACCAGCGTGTCGGCAAACCACGTGCGCTCGCCAGTTTTCGACTGGTAAGCAGCGAGCTTCTCCGACATGTGGCCGACCACCTTGATGATCTGAGCGGCGGTATCCTTCATCGCGTCATCGAGCACCGCATCCGAAGTCTCGCCGATCTCGCGCTTGATGTCGTCGATGGTGTCGGCATCGAGCACGTCAGAGCGGAAGTCGTCGGCATCAGGCACTGGGAAAGTCTTGGTTTCGAGCTTGAACTTTTCCCGGATGGTTTCGGCTGACGGGTAGTCTTTCTCGTCGAACAGACCGTTGAGCTTGGCCTTACGTTCCGCCACGAAACTCGGATAGTCGCGGCAAAAGTCGTCCGCCGCCTGCGCGAATTCTCGTTTGAGGACGCGGAATTCATCGGCGAATTTGCCGTGCAGCACGTTGGGCAGGATACGCATGCCCTCATCGCACCAGGGCTTAGTCATGGTGTAATGCAGCGTGCGCGCCTTCGAAACGATCTTGTTGATTTGCTCCAGCCGCTTGGCCTCGATCAACAGTTTGTTGTAGCGGCCGGCGTCGGCGCTGGCATTGTGCGCCTGATTGACTTCGTTGGTGACCTTGCGGTCGAGCTTGCGAGCGGTCCATTGCGAGATCGCAACCGCCACCAGTGTCGCCTTGCGGGACAGCGGGGAAGCAATTTTGGTTCGTTCTAGCATTTTGTAGTCTCCGTTTTGATTGATCGCCGTTACTAGGCGGCGAGTGTCCGGATGGGCACTACGAGGCGGCGGGATCACCCGCCGCCCTTAGTACTCACTGCATGGTGAGATGTTGATTGTTGACCGCCCATGCAGAGTAGGCAGCGGTCTCTTTCAGTTTCTCGTCACGCATGGTCGCGTCATGCACCAGCAAGACTTGACCTTCACCGTCGAGTCGGTTGGCGTAGATCATGACCTTGGCGATGTTAGCGCGGGTTGCGAGCCGCGCCAGACCGGTGCAGACCGCAAATCGTTGACTCGGCTCGGTCGGCACCTTGGCGGTGTCGGGATGCAGCAAGATGTCTTCCAGCGACCCAAGCGATTGGTAAAGCCGAATGAAGCCGTCAATTTCCGATGCCACGTCATCGCCGACATGGGCCGCGAGCAGATCACGCCGAACGCTTTCCGGTGCGTCGACGAATTCGGCGGCGCGGGTCAGCGATCGCGGAGTAGGAAAGGCGTTCTCGTCGCCCTTCGGCATCCGATGCAGAAGCTCCCGACGAAACCGCACGAAGGCGACCATCACCGGGTTGACATCGTTCTGGTTCGCCCAGTTCACCCAGGCATCGACATCAGGCACGATGTAGATGTGAGCGAACCGGTTGCGCAGCGCTGTCGGCATCCGTTGCGCGGCGGCACGATCGCTAACGCGATTGCCGGCGGCAATGATGACCCAACCGTCCGGCAGAACGTAATCGCCAAGCCGGCGTTCAAGCACAAGCTGAAACAACGCGGCCTGCATTTGCGCAGAAGCGGTGTTCAACTCGTCCAAGAACAAGATACCGTGCTCGCCGTCACGATCGGCGCGCGGCAACTCGTCCGGCACCAGCCATTTGGTGACGCCGGCAACGAGATCGGCAACCGGGATGCCGCGACAGTCGACCGGCTCGCGCAAGTTGGCGCGAAACTCGATCAGGTTCCAGCCGAGCACGCGGGCGATCTGGCGCACGATGTCGGACTTGCCGATACCGGGCGCGCCCCAGAGGTGAACCGAGTGGCGCTTTTCGATCAGGTGCTGCACGAGCACCGCCGCACGGGCGATAGTGACTTCGCGCATGATAAGTGGGTTAGACATAAGTTGCTCCGTTGTTGAGGACGCCGTTGCTAGGCGGTGAGCGTTCGGGGGATGAACACTATGGGACGGCGGGCCTGCCGCCGTCCGGTAGCGATCACTTTAGCGCGTTGCTCAGGTGCCGTTCGAACGCCTTCTCTTCATGGGTATGAGCGTTGAAGGTTCGGCGGGCTTAAGCGTGCGCTGTTTTTAGTTTTCCCAGGTTGTGACTGGGCATTGGCCGCGCAGGATCGTGCTGATCCGTGTTGCGACCGACGGCCGTTACTTCAGTTGATCGCGGCAGGGGCGGGTCCGGGGAATGCCCGGGGAGGCGTGCGGCGCTGAAGGCTCTACCAAGTGGCGCGTTGTTTGAGGGGCGGTCGCGAGCCGCAGACCTCAATATAGGCCCGGCTCCAAGATATACAAGCAAACAAACAACTCTTTATTTGTGTGTTTTCAATAGGTTACAAAAAAGTTTGACGGAAATTCTTCCTAAACCGGACGGCCAGTGGCCGCCAACTCGATTCGTCGCGCGCAAAGCCGCAGGCACTTCGCAAGCTCGATGCGGGCTTCATCGCCGCCGGCCATCTGATTGGGATCAGTGCGCCAGATGAAGTCATCGATCAGGTCGACAATGTTAGCGGTGAAATAAAGCCAACCGTCATTCCACGACGATCCGAGATTAATGCTGACGGTCAGGCTGACACCATCGCTCTCGAATTCGACAGTCGGTGGTTGCCAGGACAGCGTATTGCGAACGGCCTCCGCTACTGTTTTGCGGATGAGTATCTCTAACGCCTTGCTGAAGTCATCCTCCTGCTGCGGGTAAAAATTCCAATCGGCAAAATCGATAGTGGCGAGCACAGCCTCCGCCGTGTGACCGTGGTTCATGCCTTCGCTGGTGGCGATTTTCAGATCAACCGACATGTTTGTGTTCCTTCATATTAGTGCCGCTCTAACCAAGGCGAGCGCAGACCGCGCGCCCAGCGGTAACGATTGAACGACACCCAGAGCCAGGGTCGATCGCGACTGACCTGCAGGTGCCAGTACCAGAGCCGCAGATTGATCCACAGATTATTCATCGGATTTTTTAATGCCGCGTAGGAGAGGGGTCCGAAGTGGTGCTGAACAACGCTTGCGCGCTGGCCTGTAGCCGCGTGCCCAAGTCGCTGCGCTGGGTGCAATCGGCGCAGATGCAAGTGGTCCACTCGCCCCGGTCAGTTGTCAGCATGATGAGAAACGTCGGCTTGCCGATCCGCTGATTACAAAGCGCGCATTCGAACAAAACCACGCGCGACAAATAATCTCGAATGGCGGCGTAAAGCTTCAGCGCGAGTTCTTCACCTTGCAAGGCTGCCGCGAACAGCGTTTTCCCCCGGGCCTCGTCGACGACATAGACGCTGGCTTCAATGGTGCTTTCGATAGCGACGGTCTCGATCTTCATGGCTTATCTCCGTTTGCGGTTTAGCTGTTCCAGGACATACTCCAGGATACTGCGAGCTTGCGCCGGCCGCCCACTGCGCAACCGCGCCAAGGCTTGTTGGATTGCCGTCCGCAAGGCTTTTGCTTCGTTGGCGTGCTGAATCGACTGCCGGGCGTGGAAGTCACCAATCTGGCAGGCGCGATCAAGCGCACTAAGTTTTTTCTGCTCGTCCATCCCGTCTCCCTGTGCTAGGTAAGCAAACAAAATAAACGGGCGTCAACCGAAAAAGCGAAAGGTCCACAAGATATGGCACCACGAGCGCGCAAGCCAAAGCTGAAATTCAATCAAATGCTTTACCGCATGGGCAAGCTAATACTGGAGCCTGACGATTGGATCGTACTGTCGATTGATTTGGACCTGAACCATAAGGAAGTGATGGCCATTCAACGCTTGACTGACAAACGATTCAAACCCTACAGAACCATCATTTTATCGCACGGAATGAAACTTGGTGTTTTACGAAAGGGAAAATCTCATGAACGGACGAGCCAGCAAGCAAAAAGGGTCACGCAACGAACGTGAGATCGTCAAGCTGCTGCTGGAAGCAGGGTTCACGGCCAACCGGTCACCCTTGTCCGGAGCGCTGCGTGAGGCCCGCTATGGCAGCGGCTGCGATATCGAGGTGGCGATGTTTGGTCGCGATCACCGCATCGAATGCAAGCACCACGCCAACGGTTTCGCCCGGCTCTATAAATGGCTGACCGGCGTCGACTTCCTGGTGCTGCGCGCCGATCGCAGCGAGCCGTTGGTGGTGTTGCCACTAACGCGCTTAATCGAAATCGCGCGGGCGGCAAGAGACTATGAAAAGGGAAATAGTTGAGAGACTGACGAATGACCAATCATTTAGTTCCGCGCGATATCGAGACTCGCTCGACCGTCAATCTGAAGAAAGTCGGACTCTATAATTACGTCACCCATCCGACCACTGAAGTTTTATGCGTCGGCTATTGTGTCGATGACGAACCAGTGCGGATATGGCATCCCGGCGATCCCGTGCCGCACGCCTACCGGGATGCCGCCCGCAACGGCTGGACCATGGTGGCGCACAACGCGCCCTTTGAGATGACGGTCGAGCGGCACATCCTGGGTCCGCGTCACGGCTTCCCGTTGATCCCGATCGAATGCAATGTCTGCACGATGGCGATCGCCAATGCCTTGGCGCTGCCGCCAAAACTCGAAAAACTGGCCAAGGCGCTGGAACTCACGCATCAGAAAGATGCCGTCGGCAATCGGCTGATGCTACAGATGATCAAGCCGCGCAAAGCTCGCAAGCACGAAGACACAACGCGGCAGCACTGGTTCGATGATTCCGAGCGAATGGCTCGACTCGATCGATACTGCATCGATGACGTTGAATCGACGCGTGAGGTGGCGCAGCTATTGCCTTGGCTGACAGACGACGAATACGCAATCTGGCTGCTCGATCAAAAGATCAATTTGCGCGGCGTGCAGATTGACCGCAAGCTGGCGCTGGCGGCGCGCGAGATCATCAACGCGGCCGGGCCCTATCTCGACGCCGAACTCGCCCAGGTCACCGGTGGTCAAGTCACTGCCGTCACGCAAGTCGCCGCGCTCGGTCAATGGATGTCGCAGTTCTGCGAAGTCACCAGTCTCGACAAGGCAGCGATCGACGCGATGATGAGCACGGATTTACCCGCGCCGGCCCGACGGGCATTGGAATTACGCTATCTAGGCGCACAAGCCGCCGCCAAAAAGGTTGCCGCGCTGCTGGCGCATTGCGATGCCACGGGACGCGTGCGCAACGCCTTCGTCTATCACGCCTCATCAACCGGACGCTGGACCTCGCGTGGCGCGCAATTGCATAATCTAAAACGCTCCGCCACTGAAACCAAGGATATCGCCAAGGCCGTGCTGACGATCGGCAGTGGCAATCTCAAGGCCGCCTGTCTCGCCTATGACAATCCACTCAGCGTGATTGGCGACCTGATCCGCGCCATGGTCACCGCCAAATCCGGTCACGTGCTGCTGGGGGCCGACTTCTCCGGCATCGAAGCTCGGGTCACGGCATGGCTGGCCGGCGAGGAATCCAAGCTCCAAGTGTTCCGCGAATTTGACGCCGGGCGCGGTCCTGATCCCTATCTCGTCGCGGCGGCGCGCATCTTCAGCGTCGATCTCAAGCAACTCGCCGCCGACTACAAGGCCGAGACGGTTGACGCCCGCGACAAACGCCAAGTTGGCAAGGCGTCGGAACTGGCCTTCTCCTTCATGGGCGGGCTCAACGCCTATCTGAAATTCGATCCGTACACGAAATTCAGCGCCTTGGAAATTCACCGGTTCAAAACCGCGTGGCGTGTCCTGCACCCCAACATCGAAAAATTCTGGGGAGCGCTGTCGAGCGCGGCCTGGAAAGCGACGCAACATCCTGGTGAAGTTGTTCCCTGCGGCGACAAGCTGACGTTCGCGCATTCTGACGGTTGCCTCTGGATCATGCTGCCGTCGGGCCGCAGGCTTTGTTATCCGGAAACGCGGATCACCGAGATTCTCATTCCGCCAAAATCGAACACGGTCATTGTGACTCCGGCCGGCACACGCGGGCTTATCTTTAAGGATAGCTCCAGCGGCATGTGGCGCGATGTCAAACCACACGCGGGGACGTGGTGTGAAAATGTGACTCAGGCCGTCGCCAGGGATTTGCTGGCGCAGGCGATGTTACGGCTTGATGCCGAAGGCTGGGACATCGTCGCGCATATTCACGATGAGGCAGTGTGTGAAGTTGCCGCCGCTAATGCTGACCGGCTGCTGCCAGCATTTCGACAGGTGATGATGATGTCACCGGACTGGGCCGCCGGCTTGCCGATCGCCGTCAAGGCCTGGACCGATCTGCGGTTTACCAAATGAGCGATAATCCTTTTGCCGACTTGGCGGACGAGCAGATGGTTTCGCCGGTCAAGGCGCGACGGCGCGCGGTGGAAACCCGCCGGCAGCGGCAAGAGGACAAGCGCCAGAGTGATGCGCAAATCCTGGCGCAGCAATGGCGCGACTGGCATGCGAAACGACTAGAGGAATTGCAGACCGGCCGCTGGCGCGAGCCGGCGTTGACGGTGGCGAAATTCCTAGAGCGCATGACGCTGGAAGATGGCGCAGCACTGGAGCAGCTTGTCGAGCATGGCCCTTGGCGCGATACCGATGCCGACACGCGCTTTTTGATATTGGGCATGATTAGTGCTCGCATCGTATTCCTACGCGAACGCGAGGGCTGGCTGCCGTTCGATGATTCAATGCCGTTCAGCGACGAAGAGCCAACTGTGTTCGAGATCATAAAGGAGTTATTGAGATGACCCAACAGGAATCTGGTTTGCGTGATCTGTCGCGCAAGCTCGCCGACGTGGCGCGCGACCATCCGAACTATTCACAGGCCGCGCCTGCGGTGTCGATGCTGATCGATCACCTCTGCGCACTGGCGCGGATCGAGGAATTGAATGCGCAGTTAATGCAGTCGCGACCAGCATCTCCCTACACTGATTGGCGAGTCAAGGAAGTGGACCTTATCACTTAATGTTACACCAGTGCCGCAGGTACTTCTGCAATTGCGTTGTGCGCAAAGCGTGCGACTTGTCGAGCATCCATCGCAGCAAGCGTTTTCTTTTCATGCAAGTTGTTTAATGTTGGCGCGGGTGACTGCGGTCGAAAACGCACGCGATGTGAAATTCTCAAAAGTCGATTTGCTATATTGGCGATGCAGACCGGTGGTCGGTCTGCATCAGAAGGAAAACTAAATATGACGAACATTCGTGAACGGCGGTACGCTGACTTGCTTGTGCAACTCGATCGCGTGACCGAGCAACGCGAGATCGCCATCAGCAAGCTTGGCAAGCTCGACGGCAAGCTGAAGAAGATCGGCCGTCAAGTGACGCGTTACGTGAACATGCGGGCGAAGGCTGATATCACACCCGTGGTGGCCACCAGTCCGGCAGCGGTGGTGGCTCCCGTGGCTCCCGTAATCCCTGTGGCTCCCGTGATCCCTGTGGATGACGTCATTCCGCCGTTCCTACAACGGCCGAAGCGGACTGCCGATGCCAGCGTCGTTGCTGCCATCGCGACGGAACAGGCCGAGCGCAAGAAGCTGAAGAGCAACAACCGCATCAGCAGATTGAAGGCCAAGCAGCGCGGCGACTTGAAAAAGATGCCGCTCAGCGGCCGGGCCGCCGTGGCATCCATCATGCGCGAAAGCTAAAAACGAAAAGGACCGACGAAGTGGTGGTCACCCCGTCGGTCCCCTTGTGCTTCTGCCAGAGAGGAACCCACAGCAATGCACGGCGTCACTGTACCATATCCGGTTTGTTCGCACTGTGGCCAACGGCTGCTGCTGCGGCATGGCGTGCAATTGTCACCGCTCCTGGCCGACATCTTTGACATGGTCGAGCGTTCCGA